TTAAAAATTCAGGACGGTTTGTCCGTTCGCTTTGGGGTGCTGCGGTACGGAATTAATACTGGCAGGAACGACGATTGAACGTATAAATGTCTCCATCGTAATAAAGGTATGACCGCAATTAATATTAGTGCACTGGTTATAGCGTTCTTTCGTATGCGATGTGACTTCATGACTTGAGCGGGTATGCGCTGCATGACTGCACAATGGGCATCTCATCATAGTGGCTATCCTCTTTGCTTTATTCACAATATTCTATTTAAAGTTCACAATTTTGAATAGTGGTTATTGCATATCCAATCCGTCGATCTTTACCTCCAGCTCAAGCGATGTAACAAAACCCCGGTCATTCAGTGAATGCGTAACCGTTGTGATCGTCCAGTCGGCCATGTCAATCTCCTGCTTAAAGCCGCTGACTTTGACCGGTAACTCCGGGAACAAGTCTTCACGGCCGCGTGCCAGATCGATAGAGAAACTGGCCGTTCCTCGCTGCAGTCGCTCCCAGTGCATCTTAGCTGCGCGCTCAGCGTTAGCTTTATTGGCGTAGGTTCGACTGAGTACCAGCACGTTTTCGTCAGTACCGATCAGGTACTCGCCCTGTTTGGCCTCCGGCTCTTTTTTCTTTTTCGTTGACGTTCGGCGGCGACGGCGCTTCACTTTAACTTCCTGTTTTTTCTTCGGCTCTTTGGTATGCAGCCAGTTAGCGACTACACCGGTGTAAGCGCCACGGTCTGCTAGGGTAAAGCGGTGACTGTCACCGTCTTCACGGGTAATAATCGCTGCTGGCAGTGGCTTTCCGCTGGCTGTTTTTCCCTGGCCCTGACGGAGGAATAGCAACCGCCCATCTTTTACGGCGGCAATCGCACCGTGGTCTTTTGCCAGCCGCACCAGAAATGAACAGTCTGACTCATTGGTCTGGTCGATATGTTCGACCTTCTGGGCGGCGGTAGCCTCATCCAGTGCGGCAGTCAGTTTGTACCGGGTGGCAATCTCCCGGACGATTTCACCAACGGTAGTTTGATGCCATGACTTTTCCCGTTTGATGTTCAGTGATTGACGGAAATCCGCGCTTCTTGCCCGTACTGTCAGCCGGTCCGGCGCGCCGCTGTGTTCAATCTCATCCACCACGAATGTGCCTTTCTTCGTCAGTGAATAGCCTTTCCAGCCGAGAAAAACGGTGATTTGAGCGCCACGTCGCGGCAGCATTAATTGCCCGTCTGCATCGTCCAGCTCCAAATCAAGCTGATCGGCCTCAAAGCCTCGGTTATCTGTGATGGTCAACGACATCAGCCGCTGGTCCAGCGCCTCGGTCGCATCCTTGCCGCTGATGGTGATACGGTAATCCGGCGCGGACTCCCGGCCAGCGCTCATCTGGCCCAGCAGGCTCATGAAAATACCCCCTTCACGGCATCAACTGCCTTTCCGGCGGCGCTAGTCACTTTATTTGCGTAACCTGTCTCACTGTCTTGCAAAGAGGCCCACTGTGCCGACAGGCTGCCGGTCACAGCCCCAAAATCCCCGTCTACTCGTTTTAATGTGACGGTGAACTCAATACGCCGGGCGCTGCCGTTGAAAAAGAACATGTTCCGGGTTTCACTCAGGCTTTCGATCACATACATGCCGTAAATCGTGCCAGTACCTTCAATCAGTGACCATGCCTTCCCGCTTTCCGCCATCTTTTCCAGCATCAGTAGTGACAGGCGTCCACCGGTGATTTCTGGTAGCAACACCCCTTGCAGTGTCAGCGTGTCAGCATCTGGCCCGATAAACTGCCAGGCGGGGCGCTGGCCGATACGGCTGTTTGTGACATGCCGCCAGTTACGTTGCCGCTGCAGTTCCTGATATGGCACGGTTTGCAGGCCGAACACGAACAGACCTAGCGCCATCATGACGCTGACACTCAAGTTGATATTGATCATCCCATTCCCCCTTGGTCGCTGTAATTACTACGTGATTTCGCTCTAGCCCGGCGCTCCCGTTCATCCAGTTGCCGGGCCACCTCGCGAGCGATATCCGTCGCGCTCTGGCCCGGCTGGGGGTAAATCGCAATAGGAGCGTTGACGGTAACCGGTGCAACCGGGTCCACCCCGGCAAAGCGAACCGGTCCGGCGCTGCTGTACTGACTGGCTGGCAGGCTGAACGGGTGCAGCGGCTGGGCCAGTACCGGCGAAGCGGCGGCACCCAGTACTGCCGCGGCCAATGCCGCCGTGTGGCGGCGGCTGGTGATGCGCGCCGGGCCGTTGACAATCTCTGGGCCGTTCTCCCCGACGATGCCGAACTGGCCGCGCGGGATAACCCCGCCGCTGTCATACATACCCGCAAAGGGGCTGTAGACCGGCGGCGCACCCCAGGGGGTTGCATTGGTAGGATTAACCGGGGTGGTTGCCGCGGCTTTTGCGTCCTGCGCTTTCTTGATCACGTCAGCCGATGGCAGCTTATCTGACTCGGTTTTGACCACGCCAAGCTTCTCAAGCAGCCACGACACCCCAGACTTCAGTGAATCTAGCGGGTGCATGACCTTGATCAGGCCATCGGCCAAGAACTCCCCGAATTTACGCCCCATTGCTGCGGCGCTGTCCAGCTCGGCTGCAGACGACTTCACCGGCTCCAGCAGATCGGTAAACCACTTCCACAGCGCCTGGACTTTATCGCCCAACCACGTAAACACCGGTTTTAACGGCTCAAACGCTGCCACAATAGGTGCTGCAGCCGCTTGAAATCCTTCAACCACACCGCCCAGGAATGCTTTGATCGGCTCCCAATACCGATAAATCACCACGCCAGCGGCAACGACAGCGGCAATAAACAGACCCACAGGACTGAGTAATACCCCCAGAATCCCGCCAACAAACATCAGTGCTGTGCGCAGCAGAGCAAACGGCGAGGCCACCAGCCACAGCAGCAGGCGTCCCAAACCACTAAACACAGAGCCGACGCCACCGAACAGACCAGTAAAACGCACCACAGCACCGCCTAATGTGGGCAGGTTCAGGCCAATCATGCCCAGGCTCATTCTCAGTAACGACAGTGGCCCCATTACCGAGGCTACCGCCACAAACAGGATACCGATCGCAGTGGCGGCAATGGCAAACCCAGCCGCGGACTTAAACAGACTACTGACCAGTACTGGGTGGGCTTTCACAAAGTCGTTAAGCTTTCCGGCCATCTCGCCCAGCCCGTCAATTAACTGTTTCAGGTCTGGAGCAACGGTGGCACCAATGCTTGCCATTGCATTGGTAAATGAGCCAGTGGCCGCATCCCATTTATTGCCCAGCGTCTGTAATTGCGCATCTACGCGCTCACGCAGTGATGCCTGTTGCTCCAGCTTGGCCTGGGTTTCCCTGTAACCGTCCAGACCTTTGGTGATCATGATGTTCAGCGCTTGCAGGGTTTCCGCATCGTCGCCAAAGATATCTTTCAGTACTGACAGCCGGGTTTCCGTGTTCAGTTTCTGCAACTGTCCCAACTGGGCGTACATCTTTTCAAGCCCGCCAAACTCGCCTTTGCCGTTAGTGAAATCGAACTTAATTTTGATTTTTTTATCTTTCAGGTCGTCGTTCACATCCTTAACTTTGTCTGTTTTCATTGCCGCCTGAAAAATCTTGCGGTAGGCGTTCCCGGCTGCACCACCTTCCATAGATGCCTGATCCGCCATGACCAGTAGGGGCGCAAAAATCTTTGCCGCTTCTATCCCGTCTTTCTTAATGATGGACATGGCGCTGCCAATCTTGGCAAACCCGCCCAGCATGTTGGTCGGATCCACACCAGCGTAAAATCCCTTCTGGATGATATCCATCAGCGGCATCATGTCCTTTTCGGCGGTGCCGGTCGCATCCTGCATCTTGGCAGCAAACTCTGCCGCCTCGGTGGGTGCCATCTTCAACTGTACGCCCAGATAAGCCGCTGCCTCACCGGTGCCGCCGAGAATACTTTGTGCGGACAGTCCCTGACGGCGCAGCATGGTCATCATGTTCTGAAAATCTGCCGTTGTGCCGGGTAACCTGTCGCCCAGCGACACGGCCAACGTGTTGATTTTCTCAAACTCCGCTGACACCTTGGCCCCCGGCCCCATCATGGAGCCAGCCAACTGTGTGGCGGCATCTTCTGAATCTGCATACGCCTTGATCGGCGCAATCATCGGGGCGGCGGTGGCGATACCGGTCGCTACCATCGTTCCACCGGTGCCAGCCAGCTTGTTACGGGCCTCCAGTGTCTTTTCATGCCGTGATTTAATCGCGTTCAGTTTCTGCTGGCGTTCTCCCAGTCGTTTCAGCGCCTGTTGCTGCCGCTGTAGGGAGTCGGTCGCCGCCTGCGCGTCACTGCGCAATTGCCGTTGGGCATCGCTTAGCTTTTTGGTGTCGATACCAGATGCATTCAGTGCCTCACGCTGGCGTTGCACGGATACGCGCAGGCCGTTGTATTTTTCCTGTAGCTCGTTAACCCGGTCTTTGGCTTGTTGAAATAGGCGGGCCTGCTGGGCGGTGGGGCGTTCTGTTGCGGCGAATTGCGTTGCCAGACGAGCCGCCTCCTCACGGGCACCTTTCAGGCTGTTGCTGACTACGGCGGCCTGCGCACTGGCTTTACGAAAGCCATCAACCCTGGCGGCTTGCGTGTCCAGCTCTTTCAAACGGGCCTGACTTGCTTTGATGGCAGCGGATAGCCCTTTGCTACCCGCCTGCGCCTGACGCAACGGCCGGGTCAGCTTGTCTACCGCATCTAAAACGACTTGCAGACGCAGACTGCTATTACTCATCACCGGCTCCGCTTCTCAATATGGCTTTATGCCGCCACGTCAGCACTTCGGTTAATGACATCCCCTCAGTGACGGCAGGCGGCCAGTGAAACACGGTGGCGATGTCTGCCACCAAATCCTCTATAGTCAGCTCAGTGGGGAATCCTGCCGGGCCGACCTCGGCAACAAAAAAGTGACCACCTCGACGGAAAGTGCCACAAGGTCGGCCGGGTCCAGCTCCAGCACCTCGGCTGCCGTCAGCGCCGGAGTGGTGACGCGGGGCAGTACCACCATCACCGCGTTGACGTCCAACTCCATCAGCGCCTGAAGACGCACGCCGCGCAGCGCGCCGGATGTGGGTTTGCGAACGGCAATAGATTCAATCACTGCCTCACCACGTTTCAGCGGGCTGTCGAGCGTGACGGTTTTTTCAGTGTTCAGTTCCTGCATGTGTTTCTCCGATAAAAAATGTCAGTGGCCAGCACAGACAACGCCGTCTGTACTGCAGCGCATTACAGCCCGATGGCGGATCGGTGTTCGGCTAACCGGTCCTCTCCGCCGATGTTTTCAATCATGTTGAGAATGTCGATCTCGACCAGCACATCGCCGTTGATAGTCAGCTTGTAGTAAGTGCAGACGGTTGAGATCTTGGTGGTGGTCTTCTCGCCTTGCTTGGCTTCGCCGCTGTCGACTTCCTTATGACGGCCGCGCAATACAATCTCCACCGCCTGTACCTCGCCGGTGTCGTCACGCTGGATAGAGCCGGTAAATCGCAGTTGCACGCCATCGGCTTTTGCTGTGCCAAGTTGCTTGAAGATCAGCGGCTCCCAGCCGCCAATCTGCCATTCACATTCCAGGGCGCCATCGTCCAGCCCCATATCGATATCAACCGTGCCGGACATGCCGCCGCCCCGGAATTTCTCCAGCTTGCGGGTCAGTTTCGGCGGCGTGAACGACTCGACCACCCCCATAAAGTTGTTCCCGTCGTTGAACAGGTTCAGGTATTTCAGTGTGCGTGGTAATGCCATGTTTCAGCCCCTTAGCCGCTCACCTGGCCGGTGAAGTCCATCAGGTAGGTGTCGGTGATGCGCTGGCGTAACAGCAGGTTTTCCAGCGGCGGCACCGGCGTGTAGTTGTAGTCAATGGCGAGCTTGCCCGCTTTCAGCGTGTCTTTGCTGTTCACGCTCTCATCAATCCAGCAGTCACCGCCCAGCAAGTAACCCTGGGCGACCAGATCGCGCAGCTTGGCGCGGATGCCTTCGATAATGTCGCGGGCGAGTGAGGGGGTAAGCGGTTTATCCACCGCCCACATGTGCGCGTCGGCCATCGTATCGGCCAGCACCTGTGCGGTGCGGGTGTAGGATTCAAAGGCGAATAACGGATCATCAGAACAGGTGCGACTACCCCAGAAGCGAAAGCCGTCTTTGCGGATCAGCGTGGTCACGGCGTTCTGGTTCAACAGCCCCGCATCCGTGGCCGGGTCTTGCAAATCCCAGAACACATCCGCCGACAGGCTGGTGACGCCGTTCACGCCAACGTTAGACAGGGTTTTATGCCAGCCGGTTTGCTCGTCGATTTTTGCACGCAGGCCGAGTGCGCGAGCGGTCGCCCAGGCAGTCGCCTCGGCATCTGTGGCGGTATCCCAGGCTACAAAGTCCGGCCAGATCACCATCAGTTCACGTTGACTAAAATTGCCCCGATAGGCGATGGCGTCTGCCACCGTTTTGCAGCCGTAAGCGCTGACGTAAGCGAAGGCGCGCAGGCTCTGCGCAACGCTCGCCAGCTCAACCGCCACCGCCTTGTTATCATGACCCGGCACGCCGAGAATACGCGGCTTCACGCCTAATTGCGCCTGTGCTGCCAGCAGGGCTTTCATGCCGGTTTTCTTGCCGTCGGCAGTAACGCCGCCAATGATGTTTGATGTGGTTTCCGCTTCGCTATCGCCTTGTTGCACACGCACAACAACGGTAACGGGCTTAGCCTGATCGGCAATGGCATCCAACGAGCGGGCCAGCGTGCCGGATTCACCCGCTTTACCGCTGGCCGTTAGCACGTCGGTGATTAGCACTGGTTTATTGAGGGGAAAGGTTGCCGCGTCGGCGTCGTCAGCGGTACAGACCAGCCCGACGATAGCCGTCGATACAGTGGTGATAGTGCGCGTGCCGTCGTTAATTTCGGTGACACGCACACCGTGATGATAGTCAGTTGCCATAGCAGCCTCCGTGATTGGGTGTCTGCTATGGTGTAATGACTGACACAACCGCGCATTCATTACGCCTTGTGTCAGCGATGGTACAAGGTGGGGTTATTTTTCCGGGGCGGCAGGCCAGTCGATATCCGGCGCGGCAGAGGCATCAAGGCGGCTTAATTGCACCATATAGGTTTTCCATTCCGTCATTGCTGCCTGCTCCACATCTGTTGCTATCCCCAGCTCTACAGCGTAACTCAGTTCAGTAATGCGCGCCGTGGCCGTTGCTTTCCGTGCTGCCTGTTCCTGCTGTGCTGCTACCACTTCTGCGGCGTGTTGGGCTGCAACATCAGTTACCCAGACTTCGCCATTCCACTTATCGAATACAGTCAAAGGAGCCAGTAACGTCAAACCATCAGGTAACTCGCCGAGTGCTGTTACTGCTTGCGGTTTGCCGTCTGCTATGCGGTATGCAGTCTGCCCGCGATAATCCGCCACGGTTTCCCACGCACCACCATCAGCACGGCGGCAAACGGCCTGCCCCGCTACTGCTGAGGACGGTACGTCAGTATAACTATCGGCCGGTATTCCTGTTCCGCGCATTAAAAACTCCTCGCTTTTGCACGTGTACTCGCGAGTAACATGATCAGCGTGATAAACCGTAATCCAGCCCGCATCAACAGCCAGACCGTTTTCATCCAGTTCAGTAATTTGTTCAGCCATGTTATGCAGCTCTCATGATGTAGTTAAAGGCGATGTTGCGGGGACGAACGGAAATCCAGTTTGGTGGCGTAACACCCTTCTGAAATGCAGCAAATGATGATGTGCCCGATACGGCATTATCCGCCGCTGCCGTGTTACTCAGATTGTCACCATTCGGCGCATAAATGGCCGACGCTGGATAGATGGATGTGGTAGAACCATCGGCCTCGGCATACGCCAGTCCGTTTAAAACACGGGAATTGTCTAAATCGGTTCCGGCGTAGTCGATCATTGCGGTGCGTAGTAATGTGGCGCGCTGTGCTGATAGTAACCCGCGCCCGCTGTCTACTCCGCGGCCGTCATCCCAGCCGCGAATAAACTCGCCGCGCAAATCCGGCAATGTACCCGACGGATACAACGCCGCCAGTTTTGGATAGAGGGTTTTATCAAACGCCTGGCCGTTGCATTTCAGCCAGCCCGCCGGCGCTATCGCCTGCGGCCAGGGTAGTGGGATGCCGACAATCTCCGTAATGTCGAGCTTTTGACTGACTGTGTTAGAAAAATTTGGGTCATTGCCCAGCGATGCCGCCAGCTTTTCCAGTGTGTTCAGCGCACCCGGCGCATTACCGGTCACCTCGTCAACGCGCTTACTGACTGCCGATTGCACAAATGCGGTAGTAGCAATTTGCGTTGTACCAGTTCCAACTGCTGCCGTTGGTGCAGTCGGTGTACCAGTCAGTACCGCGTTAGAAAATTTGCTATCCACATATGATCGCGTTGCCAGCACCACAGACGGGTCGATTTTCAACGTTACCGCGTCGGTACTGCTGACAATCAAGATCATGCGCACTGTCTGCACCCGGCCGGAGCCTTCTTGTAACTGTGGCTTGTAGGTTTCCGGGCAGTTGGCGACGGCAATCAGATTGCCGTTGGCGTCATACAACCCGATCTCACGTATCCACCAGCCGCCCTCATCTTCGGGGATCACCTGCTCGGCGATAATCTGACTCGGGTTAGCCGGGTCAACGCTCAGGGAATTGAGCGGTGCCCGGCGGCATTCATTGACCAGTTTGGTTTGTGCCGGGTCTGGAGTCGGCAGTGTGCCGCCACCGTCACCCAGCGCCATTTGTGTAATCGGTAGTTGCCGTCCGAGCGCGGTGGCGTTTGCCAGCAGCGCCGCGCCGGTGGTGGTCAGCAGGGCAAAATATTTGGTTGTCATGCGTTCACACTCACGTTGTCAGAAAGATGCACCGCCGCCGCGCGTCTATCCGCGCCGCCGGTAGTAAGGATTTCGGGGAAATAGGGGTAGACGGTCAGCGCATCGCCGCTGTATTGCCCGGCGCTGACCGGCACCGTACCCCGGCTGTCGAGGTGGATAGCCAGCCCCAGCAGGTGGCGACTTACCGGTTTGGCGTTGGCAATCAGGCGCTCAAGCTCAAGATAGGTTTCCTCAGTGATGCCGACATCCTGCACGCCGATATCCAGCCGGAAGGTGCCGGGCGTGCCGCCCGTCTGCCACCACTCTGTGATCCGAATCAGATAGCCGAACGGCTCTACCACTCGGCGCAACGCCGACAGCGTGCCTTTATGGCGGTGGATAAAAAACGCATCCTTGATCACCTGACGTTTCACGGCCTCCGGCCAGTGTTCATCCCAGCGGTCAACAGAAAACGCCCACGCCAGATACGGCAGAAAAGACGCCGGGCAGGTGTCGGGGTTCCATACCTGGCGGATAGGTACAGACAGCGCACTGATATCACCGCAGGCCGCCGCCAGACGGCGTTCAAGCGCAGATGACCCTGGCGGTAACAGGCTGTTATTCATCATTACCCCCGATGGTGACCTGATAACCGGTACAGTAGGCGGCCTGGGTATCGTCAAGCACCACGTCTGCCGCAGGGGAGTCCAGCTCCACCCGCTGTACCCCTTCTACATGCAGCGCGGCATAGAGTGCCGAGCGGCGAATATCACGCCCCAGCCGCCGCTGGGCGCTGATGTAGGCGGTCAACTTGGCTTCTGCCGCCTGGCGTATTGGCTCGGCTTCCGGACCGGGATAAAGGTACAACCGCGCGGTGACCGCATAAGGCACCACGCGGGCCGACTGCACGGTGACCCGATCCGCCACCGGTCGCACCGACTCATCATTAAGCGCTGCCGCCACCGCGGCCAGCAAATCATCCGGGGCGGCGCCGTCGCCCTCGCGTGACAACACCGTCACCGTCACCGCGGCCGGTGAGGGACTGATCGCTGTAGCATCCGCCACCTTGCCGTCAGCGCTCAGCGCGTGGAACGTGTAGGCACCGGTCGGACCGGCAACACTCAGCCCCTCAAACGCGGCCGGGATGCGCTGTCGCAGGTCGTCGTCACTTTCTAACACTGCATCTACCGGCGGCACCGCTGTTTCATCCGCCGGTGTTACCGTCAGGCGCTCAACGTTGTAATTGGCGGCTAACTGGTCAAGATCGTTACCCAGTGCATACGCCACCATGCACGCCTGTGCCGCTTCGTTGATACGCTGTAGCAGCAATATTTCCCGGTATGCGTTTTCCTGTAGCAGTTTGACCACCGGCTCTGATTCTAACGCCAGCGTGGCGGCTACCGCGTCGCGTTCATCGGCCGGGAACAACGCCAGATACGCCGCTTTGCGAGCCGCCAGCACGGTTTCAAAATCCGGCACCGTGACGATATCCGGCGCGGGCAGTTGCGACAGGTCGATAACACTCATGCATCACTCCCCAGAGAAACAGACAGTGCCGCAGACTGGCCGCTGACCAGTTCGCCGGTCAGATCCGCTATCATGCGGCCGTCCAGCGTTGTCGTCAGGTCAATCGCGGTTAATTGCAAACGCGGTTCCCAGCGGTGCAGCGCGCCATAAATCGCCGCCATTGTCTGCAAACGGGTGGCCGCGTTCTGCGGTTGGTCCAGCAACTCGGAAAGTAACGAGCCGTATTCACGACGCGCCAGGCGTGAGCCGATAGGGGTTAGCAGAATGTCGCGGATTGATTGCCGCAGGTGGGCCATCTCGCTGATCCGTCCGCCGGTCTGTTGATTCATACCTAAGTAGCGCATCAGACCGGCCCTCCGCTATTGCTGCCGCCGCTCTGTACACCGCCGTGCTGATGGGTATGCACCACTACACCGTTAGACGACAGGCTGCCGTTTTGCTGGGTGACCGGGCCATTGATGGTCACTGCTGTGTTGAGCGTCAGCGTCTCCGCGTTTAGCACCACGCTTTTTACCCCGTTAATCAGCAACTGTCCGCTGTCTGGCTCGTACTCAAAGCGTGCACCGTCTGGAAATACTGTCACCAGTGCATCATCCGAGGTGGACGGCGGCGGGTTTTCATTTGAAAAAACGGCGGGCAGTACAAAGGCGGTGGTCAATTCGCCGCCGATTGCCAGCAGCAACACCTGTTCACCCGGTGAAGGTTTCCACCAGGTGCGGGCTCGTCCGGCGCGGGTAGTCAGCCAGTTCAACCAGCCGGTTTGTAATTCGCCCGTTTGAACCCGGCATAGCCAGTTATCCGGGTCAACGTCGATAACGACGCCGACCCGGATCAGGTTCAGCAATAGGCGCATGATTTCGGTAGTTTGTGCGTTCATGGGGGATAGCCTGCCAGCACTAAAACAACACGGCACGGGCAGGCCATTGTACGGCGAGTGATACAATGAGGTAACGATGCGCGACGGCGCGCAATCAGTCCAAATGCGCCATTATTTGAGTGCGAATCACGTCAATTGTGGGTTCATCCATCCCCAGCAGTTGACGCGCAGCGTATTTAACTACCGGGCCGTGCTCGCGTACCCGATCACGCAAACCGTAGTGATGCACACGCGCCAGCCGTTGCGCACTGCCGATAAATCCCACATCCGCCTCGGTCGCGGTCGCGCTGGCTTTCAGGTATTTGGCGGCACGTAGCTTGCTGAACATCTGCCGACGGATGCGACCTTTCTTATCTTTCAGCGACACCCGACGCGGCTCAAATGCTGTACCGTCCGGGTTCTGCTGCAGGCGGATACGCTCTTGCTGCCGTTTGCGTAAGTCGCGTGCCACTTCACGCAGCAGGGTTTTGCGTTCTGCAGGGGAGAGTTTTGCCAGTAAGGCCGCCAGCCACCCCTCAACGTGTTGAAAGTCATCCACGGCGATCTATCCAGTAATCGTCTGGCTCACCGGGTTCTGGCAGGGCTTCGACCACCTGATGACCGTTATTGGCTCGCACCTGAATGCGCTCGGTCAGTTTAAGGTTAATGCTGATGTCACACGCGGTGTGGTTGAGAATATCGACTTCAAAGGTAAAGCCTTTTTCCCGGTTCTCCGGGTTAGCCATGATATCGGGCTGGTTATCTCGCAGCCAGCTCAGGATAGGGGCCATCAGCAGATTCGGATCTCCGGCATAATCCGTCACGATGACATTCAGGGTGTAGCGATATTCCCAGGAGAGTGAAGGGGCCAGTGTACTGATCACTGCGCCCTCATCCACAAATAAGTGCAGGCACTCCGGGTTTTCCCGCAGATGGATCACGGTGCTTGTCAGTGCATTACGGAGTGACTGCGGTTTTTTCATCGGTTATTTCCAGGTATCCGGCAGTGCCGCACCCAGTAGCCCGGCAGCCGTGACACCGGCGGAGATAACCAGCGCCTGGGTATCGGCACCCAGTTGTACGCCAAACACCCCAGCCACTACCATAATGATACCGCGCCAGGTGGAAGGTTCTTTTAGTCTTTCCAGTAGATAGTTCATAACGACCTCATGTTGTTGTCTGTGATAGGTGTGAGAGGTTTACGCCAGCTTTCCGCCTGATTGCTGGTACACCGCCAGCAGGCGATCAAGGGCGTGTTCACGTTGGCCGTAGCCAGCGCCTGGCAACGATGCCCAGATGTTATTGCAGGCGGTGATCGCGCTGGTGATACGCCCGGCCAGTACGTCATCCAGCGCCCGACGCTCGCGGATAAGCTGAATTGCCAGCGTATCTTGTGATGTTGGGCTGAAATCCGGCAGGCGTAGCAGCTTCTTGTATGTGGGCCAGTAGCGGTACAACTGCTGATAGCGTCCGGCGGCGGTAGAGCGTTGGCCCTGCCTGTTAAACACTTTCGCCGGTCGGCCATTGGCAAACGGATGATCGCGGTAGTCAGTGAAAATCTCTGGCTTGCCATCTGAACCGGTCACAATCACGTCATAACCTCGGTTACGGGTCAGCGGATGGTTGGCCGTGCCTTCGGAAAACGCCAGCATGTCGAGAAACGCCAGCAAGTTGGGGTTATTCATTGCCACCTGCCTTATCGCTCAATTGCCTGGCACGTCGTTGGATCAACAGCTCGATGGTTTGATAGCCCGCAATACCCAATGCAGCGCCGATGCCGTTAATGGCAAGCGGTGACAGGTCGGGAAACTGGACCAGTGCTACACCGGCTATCGTAGAGACAAAGCCGCCCAGCAGAACACGGCCGAGGAATAGCCGCACGGTGATAGGCTCACCACCGGCCAGCACCTTGCCGACGGCAATTAACATGCCGATGATGAACAGCGTCACAATACTTTTATCGGTTTCATTCATACGTTAGTCCCAGAGTTGAAGGGTTTCTTGCGTGGCGACCGGTGCCACGTCCGGCAGTTCGACCAGCAACCCGTGCGGCAGGATCGGGCCGATATCAGCCAAACCGGGATTCACCGCTAATACCTGCTCGGTCAGCCCTGCCGTGCGGCCGTAGTAACGCCAGCACAGCGCGTCTACGGTGTCGTGTTGCTGCGTCCGTACCTGCATTAAATCAGCTCGACAATCACATGCGGTTGCGATTGCAGACGGCTCAATGCCCAGCGAACATCCCGCCACAGGTCATCAATCGCAGGCTCCAGGGCATCGGCTCGCTTGTTACCGGTGGCTGTGGCGTCATAGTCACGGTACCGCTCTGCCAGATTGGCCCGCGCCCAGCACCACACGGCGCGGCGGTAGAGGTGCAGGCGCTCCGGCTCGCCGTCCAGTTGCTCACCGGGTACGGCGGCGAGTGAGGTATACCCGTCAGCCAGTTGGCGTTGCCGCCAGTCGAACAGCTCCGCATTGACCTCAGAAATGGCGGTTAGTACTGCCTGCCGCAGCCGGGGCGGTGTCACCGTGCCGTCAGTGCGCATCGCATCACGGAAGTGGGCCATATCCAGATCGGGCCAAAAGGCGGTGTTTTTAATCAGGTCCGGCTGTGAGGGCGCGGACTCAGGCGCAATAAAGCTCATGGCATCCTCAAATGGGTGGGCGGTGGACGGGGTATTGATACGGCTAATGCCTGTCGCTACCCCGTGCCGCCCGGTGCGTGGGCACGTTCGGTTATTCGCCGTTTCCGGCGTTGCGCAGTTGTCGCTCCAACTGCTCAATGTCTTTTTTCACGCCACACCGTTGATCCAGCTCCAGCGCCCGCCGCAGGTTGACCAGTGCCGGTGCCGGGTGATCGGCAAGTCGCAACGCATACCCCAATGATTTGTGCAGCCGGGCGCGAGATTGGTCTGGCATATCAGCATCTGCCGTCAGTTCCAGCGCCGTTTGCAGTAACTCGGCATCGAACGGCTGACGCGCTATGAATGCCCGCATCGCGGCGTCGGCGAACTCTTCCGCCACGGTACAGGCAGTGGTTCGGGTATAGCGTTTGGGCATGACCCAATCATGGCGCAGCACATGGCGAGCAATCGTCATCGCCCCGTCGTAGTCGCCCGCATCAATACGCCAGACCATGACATGCATCAGCACATCGTCCTGATGCGTGCCGTCAGCGGCAATCACGCCCGCCACCCACGGTGCGTAGGTGGGTAGCAACTGGCGTTTCAACTCGGCCTTTTTCTCTTGGGACTGAATACGTTTGAGACGCATCTGGTCTGCGGTGAGTTGCATCAACATGCGGTCATAGCCGGACAATGGGCGCGCAGTGCCGCCAGCGCGTGCGGCCTGTTGCCCCTGAATAAACCGGGTGTGACGCTGGAACGGGTTTAGCGCCATCGTCACGCCCCGGCGTTGGCGTTATCGGGAGTAGCCGGAGTACCGCCGTTCTCAGCCACCGGGGCGGCGGCACTCGCGGCAAACTCACCCAGCGTGATGTTTTCAATCAGACAGGTGCAGTCGTAGTCTTCCACCACATAGGCTTCATTGACCGACTCGAAATCTTCCACGCGGTCGCGTTTCGGGTTATCAATGACCGCGCGGCGGCGGGTGCCGTCCTGCCAGTAGATAGAGAGGTTATCCAGCCGCGTTACCAACAGTGCATTGGCCGGGAAGAAGGGCACGCGCACCGCCTGCAAACCGCCCATACGCTTCTGGCTGATAATCAGGTCTGCGGCCAGCTTCTCGCTGTTGTCCTGCTCTTTGTTCACCAGCGGGAAATACTTGTCAGCCAGCAATTGACGGCCGCAAATGACTACCAGCTCGGTGTCGTCCTGATACTGCACGGCGATTTTTTCATTCACTGCCGCCATCACCAGCGCGTCGAGGTTGTCAAAGTCGCCCCCCTTGCCGACCCGGATTTTCTTGGAAATCTCCTGGCCGTTGTCATCCACGATATTGCCGATGACGTGCGCCGGGGCTTCCTGACGGATTTTTTCAAGCCAGCCGATGTTGACGTCCTGAAGCAGCGGGTATTTCACGCGATCAGAGTTTTTCTCACGTTTCACGCCATTCCAGCCGATCATGATGCGGTCCAGCGCCTGACGCTGCACAATCGCGTTGCGAATGCGGGTTTGAAAATCCTGAAACTTGGCCCACAGGTCGATTTTGCTGTACGGCAAGGCGGTGTCAAAATTGGTCTGGGTACATTTGTAGCCACTGCCGTCGATATACGTCGGATCGGTCGGCTCGCGCTCTTTCTGGGTCGTGTCGGTCGTCCCGGCCACGGTTTGGCCGATGCCCAGCCCCAGCACTTCGCCGGACTGCTCATCCACCGGCACGATGTTGATCATGGTCAGGAACGCGGACGACTCCTGGATCTTGTCTTCCAGCGTCTGGCTGACGGACGGCTCAACGGTAAATTTGGTGCCGACATCTTCAACCGGGACGTTGTTCAAGGCGGCCAGTTGCGTCAGGTAGGCGTTATATTTAAAGCGGGTGTCTTTCTTCATGGGGTGGAAAATCCTTAGCAATCGGTGAGAACGGTCGCGGTATCTGCGCCGCCGGTGGACAGCGGGCGAAATGCCGGGTTACGGTCCTGCTGGCCTAACGTCTCTTTCAGGCTCGCCAGCTCGGTTTTATGCGCCTGCAGGGCGATTTCCAGTGCCGTAAGTCGGGCCAGTTGTGCGCCGTGCTGCTGTACCTGGGCGGCAAGCTGCTGTTGCTCTTGCGCCACCAGTTCCACCGCCTGATGCACATCACCGAATCGCGCATCGTCCGAGGTCTGTTTTTTGGCGAACAACGCCGAGATACGGCCGAACAACGACGGCTTGTTATCGTCGGGTTCAAACACCAGTTGGGTTTCTTCGGCGGCGGTAAACAGGTTGCCCGGCGCCTGTTTGCGGGCGGCCAGCGGGTTGTGTTTGGCGCCGGCGCTAAAGGTGAGCATTTCGGTACCGAGGCTGGCCGGGTCATCAGTGACGGCGAGGCCGACCAGGTAAGCGGCGCCAGTGTCGGCAAAATCCGGGTTAACCTCCATCGACGTGAAAGTTTTTTGCCATTTCTGGGTCAGGGCGATCAGGTCATCGGTCGGGGCGAGGTAGGCATACAGCGCCAGCTTACCGCTCAGCAAGCCGTCCTGAATCTCTTCGGTTTCCAGCGCCTCGATTTTGCCGTAACGGCGAAACGGACTATCCGGGGTATAGCCCTTGATGTGCTCCATGTTGATCAGCGCGGTATAGACCGCCGGGTCATAGTTGGCGGCCATCTGCTCCAGCCAGGCACGATCAATCGTGCGGCCGTCAGTGGTGGCCCCTTCCACGCCAATTCGGAATCGACGTGCGTTTGCTTTCGCTGCCATTGTTCAGGCTCCAGTTCATCATCAGGACAATCAGAGAGCCTTTAGGGTGCGGCGTCAGTAGGGGCCGAGACAACGCGGCGGCATTGTGCGCCAGACAGCACAATGGGCAAGAGCGGCAGGGCAGGCGGGTCAGGCCGTAGTCTTGCGGGCATGGAAACGACAGCGCAACACACCGACCTCGATCCCCGCCGTCAGGCGATGTTTTTATGGTTTCAGGGATTACGCATCGCCCGCATTGCAGAAATGCTGGGGGAGAAACCTGCGACCGTTCATAGCTGGAAGAAGCGCGACAAGTGGGGCGACTACGGCCCACTTGACCAAATGCAGCTCACCACGGCGGCGCGCTATTGCCAGCTCATCATGAAGCCGGTCAAAGAGGGGAAAGACTTTAAGGAAATCGACCTGCTGGCCCGGCAGGCCGAACGACACGCCCGAATTGGTAAATATAACAACGGCGGCAACGAGGCCGACCTAAACCCCAAGGTGGCGAACCGCAACAGCGGCCCGCGTAAGCCACCGGAAAAAAACGTTTTCACCGATGAACAGATAGAGAAACTGGTCGATGTATTCCATCACGGCATGTTCGACTATCAGCGGCACTGGTGGGAAGCTGGTAATAAATACACCGTTCGCAACCTGCTGAAATCCCGCCAAATTGGCGCGACCTACTTTTTTGCCCGCGAGGCGCTGATTGATGCGTTGACTACGGGCCGCAACCAGATATTTCTGTCAGCCAGCAAGGCGCAGGCGCACGTATTCAAGCAATACATCATTGAGTTTGCGCGTGAGGTGGATGTCGAGCTGAAAGGCGACCCGATGACGTTGCCCAATGGTTCAACCCTGTATTTTCTCGGTACCAATGCCCGCACCGCCCAGAGCTACCACGGCAATCTGTATCTGGACGAGTATTTCTGGATCCCCAAGTTTCAGGAGTTGCAAAAAGTGGCGTCGGGGATGGCGTTACACAAGCAGTGGCGACAGACCTATTTTTCCACGCCATCCAGCCTGACCCACAGCGCCTATCCGTTCTGGTCTGGCACCCTGTTTAACCGGGGCCGCGCTAAGGCTGACCGCATTGATATTGACCTGACGCACGCGCATTTGGCCCCCGGTGTGTTGTGTCCAGACGGGCAATACCGGCAGATAGTGACAGTTGAAGACGCTGTGCGCGGCGGCTGTAACCTGTTCGATCTGGAACAGTTGCGCCTGCGCTACAGCCCGGCCGATTATCAAAACCTGCTGATGTGCGAGTTTATCGACGACCTGGCATCCGTGTTTCCGCTCTCGGATATGCAGGCGTGCATGGTGGACAGTTGGGAGGTTTGGGAAGACTTTCAGCCGCTGCTTATCCGGCCTTTCGGGCATTATCCGGTATGGATTGGTTATGACCCGGCCAAAGGCACCCAAAATGGTGACAGTGCCGGTTGCGTGGTGTTGGCTCCACCGCGTGTGCCGGGCAGTAAGTTCCGCATCCTTGAGCGCCACCAGTGGCGTGGTATGGATTTTCGCGCCCAGGCGGAAGCCATCAAAAAACTGACCGAGCAGTACAACGTGACGTATATCGGTATCGATTCAACCGGTGTCGGCCACGGCGTCTACCAGAACGTGAAACAGTTTTTCCCGGCAGCGCGGGAATTCGTCTACAACCCGAACGTCAAAAACGCCCTGGTGTTGAAAGCCTATGACGTGATCAGCCACCGGCGGCTGGAGTTCGATGCCGGTCATACCGACATTGCCCAATCCTTTATGTCCATCCGCAAAGCCATGACCGCCAGCGGCAGCCGACCAACCTATGAGGCGAGCCGCAGCGAAGAAGCCAGCCATGCAGACCTGGCCTGGGCCACCATGCACGCCCTGTTTAATGAACCGCTGGAAGGTGAGAACGCCAACAGCCATAACATCGTGGAGATTTTCTAATGGCGAAACGCCGCAAGCCACAACCGTCCGCAACGCTCACCGCCACCCCGGCGGGTGTGGAAGCCTTTTCCTTTGGTGACCCGATCCCGGTGCTCGACCGGCGCGAGTTGCTGGACTATATCGAATGCGTGCGCACCGATCGCTGGTATGAACCGCCAATCAGTTTTGAAGGGCTGGCCCGCACGTTTCGGGCAGCAGTACACCACAGCTCGCCGATTTTCGTGAAGCGCAACATCCTGACCAGCACCTTTATTCCGCACCCGCTGTTAAGCCAGCAGGCATTCAGCCGGTTTGTGCAGGATTATCTGGTGTTCGGCAATGCCTACCTGGAGAAACGCACCAACCGCCTCGGCGGCTTGCTGTCACTACAACCGGCCCTGGCGAAATACACCCGGCGCGGGCTGGATTTGGACACCTACTGGTTTGCTCGCTACGGCTACAACAGCCAACCGTATCAATTTGAACCGCGCAGCGTGTTTCACCTGATGGAGCCTGACCTGGGGCAAGAAATTTATGGTTTGCCGGAATACCTGTCCGCCATTCCGTCGGCATTGTTGAACGAGTCCGCCACGTTATTCCGGCGTAAGTATTACCTGAACGGCAGTCACGCCGGTTTTATCCTGTACATGAGTGACGGCCAGCAGAATCAGGAAGACGTGAACAACATCCGCCAGGCGATGAAAAGCGCCAAAGGGCCGGGCAACTTTCGCAACCTGTTTCTGTATTCGCCGAACGGCAAGCCGGATTCAGTGAAAGTGATCCCGGTATCCGAAGTGGCGGCCAAAGACGAGTTCCTGAATATCAAAAACGTCAGCCGCGATGACATGCTGGCCGCGCACCGCGTACCGCCGCAAATGATGGGGATTATCCCGAATAATGTGGGGGGATTTGGGGATGTGGTTAAGGCCAGTCAGGTTTTTGTGAGGAATGAGTTAGCGCCATTACAGGCCAGGATGATGGAGTTAAATCGTTGGTTAGGTGAGGATGTTGTGAGATTTGATGGGTATGAGTTTGGGCCACAGTAGTGGCACAAACTGATTGATATAATAACTAATTTATAGAGATCTATTTTTATTGGGGAAATTAATTAATTATAGTTCAAAATCGTGAATTTCATGCAATCTGAATCTAAAGATACCATCTTTTTCGCTTATGGTTTTTATCTTATCTATCTCTTCTTTGAAGAATGCGTTGATTTTATTGTCGGTATTGTCAGATGGTTTATTAAAATCATTAAGGAAATTTATTAATTCTTTGAATTCAAAGATCTGATAATAATCATCATTGTTTTCTTCTTTGTATTTTGTTCTAAAATCCTCTATTAATTCTGCTGCTTTTTCTTCGCTAGCTTCTGGTGGAATGTCTTTTATTTTTAAATAAATATCATTTAATTTCTGGTATCTGGATGTTTTTATTTCTTTTGTTTTTTCTTTGTTTTTAATCATGTTGGCATCTATTTTTGATATTTCTATTTTTATTTTCTCTTTTACTTTTTTGCTCTCAGTGTATTTCATAATTCCCTCCCAATCAAATTTAGATAAATTCTTTTCTTTGAATGCCAACTCAAATAGTTTATCTTGCTCTATATCAAATTTCAAATAAAAACAAAATCTAATTAAATCAATGAGGGAGTAGTTTATTTCTGACTTGTCCTTAATCAAGGATAGTACGGCATTTATTTTTTCTCTCACCTGTTCTGTAGATGGTTTTTTTTTATCCCGCATTTCATGTTTTATTTCATTTATGATTTTTGAGATTTTTTTGTTTTCATTTTCTTCTTTCTCAAAATTTATATGTTTGATTAAGTCATCACAGTGAGATGAGTGAGATGTTGAATTATTTAATATGTCGTGAATTATTCTCTCATAGCCAATATAATGATAGTTGGTTTTGGCTTCTTTGTTTCTTATTTCCATAAGCCTGATGTAAATTTTATTTAATGATTTGTAGTGTTCGCTTTTATCTGTCTCTTTATGGGGATCCCATATGGTATTATTGTTGCCAAATATATAAAAAATTAGAATTGTGATAATTAAAGCTCTATGCAGTGTTTCTGTGCTTTGAATGTTACTCATTATTGTTATCGAAAAAAAATAATATATTAAATTGCAAATAACTCTGATGTTGATTATATTCAAACCCTCCAAATAAGTTGACAGCAATTTATTAAATTCATCCATTTCAATTTCTTTTTTGTAAATACGGCTCAGTTCATTTTTACATATCTTCATTGCAATATCTAATGATTCCTTTGCTTCTGGGTTGAATTTTATTCTTATAGTGTGTATTTTCTCTGACTGTACCCCTAGGTAATTAAGATCCTTTTCTTCCAACTCATTTTCATTTAAAATGAAAATTACTTTGCAGTTATTTTCTTCAATTAAATAAGAAGCTATTGCGAATATTTCGTTTATCTCTAGGCTTGAGTGTTTTCGTTCAATGTCATCTATGCAAATGGTCATGTTTTTAACTATTGATATGTTATTTATAAATTTCCTGATAAAGTCTTTGTCTATATGTGGGATTGTTGGGTTAATCCTTGAAACGAAACTCTTAATTTTATTTGTGTTTGTGAATTGGAACCCTTTATCGACATTTCTATAGTAAGAATCTATTAGATTGTTTTTTATCTCTTCTATAGATTTTGCTCCGAATGTCGATACATATAAATACTTATCTCCTCGTGTTGTTTTTTGATATTTAGATAAATACTCTTTTATGAAAAATGTTTTTCCACATCCCCATTCCCCATAAAAAAATAACGTCTTATTTATATTGTTTTCCATGAAAATACTTATAGACTTTTCAACATTAGCTATTGACATGATTTATCCTTTTTTAAATAAAAACACCTCAGCGCGCAATCGTGGCCCCGCCGCGCCTGCCCGCTTCACGTAGTGGTTTTCATGCATATGCATGAACCGGCCGGAAGCGCGGCAGGGCAGGAAGGGATTGCGGTTTTCCGTGCTGTCTGGATCATGCGGATCCATGCACAGAAAGGCGTTTTTTAGGCTAGCCGATTATGCACCGGATAGCGAGACGATCAGTTAATTTTTCTGACCTATAGCGGGAATGCTCTCTGCCCGGTGTTGTTCTTTGAGTTGTACGTCAACCAGGTGAGAAATAGTAGCAAGGGCCATTTGCAGGTCTTTTTTATCGCAGTCAGCCGTTAACGCTATCTCAGCGATAAATTGCACCCGGGCCAGTGCAAGCTGTGCGTGTTCTAAGGTATCCATATCTTCCTCTTTACTGTAATTATATACAGTATTTTACAAAATGTAATTCCCGTCAATAGGTTAAGTAAAGAGATAGAAGAGAAGCCCAATGTGTGGGCTTCTCTTGTCATCGTGATGGGGAAATCTGGGATTTGGCGGCTGAACATCATCAGCCGTTTTGGAACTCTTCCGCCCGGCGTTCTAACTCAGCAAGAAAAGAGGTGCGTGCCAGTTCGTGCCCGTTGGGGCTCATGATGCTGATCACCTGATAACGATCGCTATCCAACCAGTGGCGGGTGTATACCAGATAGTGGTTAGAATGCCGGTCTATCTGTGCTTTATGCTTCTTCCACGGCACCTCATCTGGCATACGGATGTGAAGTTTATAGATTTGGGAATCCATAGTGCGTCGGTTCATTTCCCAACGCCCTTCGCTGCCAAACATATCCGGTAATTCCCCGGTACGTTTCCAATGCTGCAGTAATCCTGCGTATTGCTTGGCGGTATCAGGAAACTCTACATCTGGGTGAACGGTAACGGTGACTGGCATTACAAAAATTCCGGTGCCGATAAGCCCAGATTTTTGTGTTCAGCGGTGATCATGGCCCGAACGTCTTCGACAGCCGGTAACGAGTCAGGGTGATAAACTTTCTCTGATGGCAGACTCTGTGTTATCGCGGAAAGAATATCTCGTGCGGTGTATTCGGATGTAGCCACGGCACGGCCAAACTTCATCAACTCAGTACGGAATTCTTCACGGTCATTAGCATCGGGGTAGTGCAACGATAGCTTTTCAGGTGAAAGCGCTATCTTGATCGCTTCTTTGATGCGAACGGCATGTTCAATATTCTCTTGTGCCAGTTTGATAAGCTGACTGGTATTGCTAAACAGGCCACCGCGCCCTTTAGCTTGGCGCTGAGCAATCGCTTCGGAAAGTATGCGTTGTTTGTGCTCGTTCAGGCTTTGCAGATAAGCCGTGGCTTCGGACAAGGGCAAAAACACCTGCCCGTTTTCCAGGTTGAACGTCAATGAAGGGACGAGCCTTTTCGATTTATGCAACTCGATGGCGGTTGTAGGTAAAACCGTACTGGCCGCAGGCACAGGCGCTAAAGACGCCAGTAATGCCGAGACAATTACCGGAACCGTCATTGTTTTAATCTGTGCTTTCATAACCACAACCTTCAACTTTCAGAAAACGACACTGTTATGTCGGAGTGCCTCTTTGACAACCGACCTATAGGCCAATAGTAGCTTAGAATACCATCAATTTACAGATGCGTGCTCACCACTCCCAGCCGTCGTCCGGCGGCTGATAGCGGATCTCTTCACCCTCTATCCGTAATGTTGCCCCTCTTAGCAGTGCTTCCCGTTCCTGGCGGCTGGTCTGGATGCCTTTTTGCTGTAGTGCCGTCTGCAGCCGGGCCAGTTGCTGGCGTTGTGCCATGCTCAACCGGGCAGACGGCGTGCGCGGGATGTCCGTTGAGGGAGGAATAGGCCGTTGTAATGTGCGATGTCGTGGCGTGTGCGCCCTGGCAAACGCAGCCAGCGACGCGACAAGCTCACTATCATTCCAGTTGAAAGGCACCGGGAGCGGGCCAGAAAGCCCGTCAGACGCCCGATTTTCCGCCTCAATAATGCGATTTTCCCCCGGTGCTCGACTTGCCCACCCACAGTTATTGACAGGACTCCGAGACGCGGCAGAGCCGCTTTTTAACGACAAAACCCCAACGTCAACGGCTTTGGGAACAATGCGCCATTCGTCGGCGCGGGTGGTAAATACGCGGGAAAAACCATAACGCGGCGAGAAAATCCCGATCACCTTCTGCACTTCTTCATCGTAGGCGTTGAGATTGGCGGCGGCTGTTCGGGCGACCCGTAGCGTTTGCTGGTCGCGGGGGACATTAGCACCGCCCTGGGCGTCGATGTAGGCGGCAAAGTCGCCGATGTCAGCGGCAGCACGAACAGCCTCCACTTGTTCGTCAAACTGTTCGGCCAGCGAGCAATCACGGATACGCCGACATTCGCGGTAAGCGCCCATTGTCGGGATGCCGATAGGGTGGAATTGTGGGATTCGCCAGGTGGCCGCCCAGGCCATTACCGCGGCTGCGGTGTCTTTCAGTGGCTTGCCGGTGTCTTTGTCCAGTTCGCCATCCAGTGCGTAGCCATCAATGTTTTTGGCGATGTACTTGGCGATATACCCGGCCGCGCCGCCTTTGTTCAGGTGCTTGCAGTCAAAGCGGTTTTCCCATGCGCCCGGTTCGTCGCCATCCTCTTTCAAGGCATAACGGCGCATGATGTCGATAATGTGCTGGCGTTGCTCTTTGCGGCAAAACAACATCATGTGCCAGTGTGGTGTGCCATCGTGGTGAGGTTCAACCACGCGCATACCATAAACCTGCAGATCGTTATCCTTAAAGGCGGTACGCATCAGGCTCCACACTCGCACCAGATAGCGCTGGCCGTCTTTCGGGGTGAAGGCTTCTTTGTCCCAGCTTCGGTTGAACTGAACACGGCGAGCCTTACCGATGATGCGAGTAGGGTGATACTTGGAAGGCGTCGTGATTGTCACAAACATGCCGACGTGGCCTTGCTGACCGGCGTAGCGTTCAATGCCTGCAATGGTGCTCATCAGTTCCATGCGGCGGATCTCCGGGTTGGATATGCTCGCCATTACTTTGTCTATCAGGTCGAAGCGTTCCCCGGTGGTGGTGTTCTCCACCTCGCAGCTTTTCAGAAAATCGAGGTTGGCCAGGCGGCGGGCGCGCACGTCACGTATTGCCTGAGCGCTGGCATAAGGTGAGATATCTTTGTTGACGTCGCCGATCGCAATCAGGAACGCTTCACGCCAGCGGGCACGCTGGGCTTTCAATTGGCGCTCCCACCATTCCTCATTGCACAGGCGAGATAGCGCGGAAAAGGCATCGCGCATGGTCAGCTTGCCTTTGCGATATTTCTGCCAGTACAGCGGGCGCACGTTAAAGGCGCGGCTCATTCCGGCGATTTTGCCGTACAGCTCGCCTTGTGCGGTATCAGTAAACAACACTGTGTTATCCGGTCCATGATCGGCCAGATAGTCATCGCTGAGCACCTCATAAGCCTGGCCCACCTGACGGGCAATGCGACGAGCAAATTTTTTCAGCGAAGCGTCGCTCATATCCGGCAGGTAACGGAAACTGTCGAACTCATCCAGCGCCCGATGCTGATGAACGCCGTGGCGTTGGTTGATGGCGTCAATCCGCGGCCATAACCGGCGCTCAACGGTCAGCACCAGATAACGGAAGGCCGAGCGCAGCCCTTGATTCTTTTTCAGGAATTCAAACCGGGTACGAAACTTAGCCGCGAGAAAGCGGGGCAGGGTATGAAGGCGCGATAAAACCGCTTGCCCCTGATGGAGTTCATCACGGGTAAGCGCTCTTTCGTCGGGGCCAATAGCCGGGCGGGGGGCATTCCAGGGGTAAACGCCGATGAATGGCTCCGGCGTTTTTACCTTGTCTGGTAGCGTGTGTGGTGACTTGGCTTGTTTTGCCCGAAGTGTGCTCATGCGCGGTTTTCCCGCCAATCCATAATCATCATGAGCAAACGGCAGGCAGCGGCCCCTGCAAGTAAACCGCTGCCCAGTGCGATGACGGGGAGAGCGTAAATCATAACGCTCCCCGGTAGTGCCGCTGTTTCAGTTCACGGATTTCCTGGCAGGTGACGCAGCAGCACACACCTGGCACCGCGATACGACGCGCTTCGGGGATCGGCGCGTTGCAGTCTTCGCAAGTATGCTGTGATGCCATGCCTGGTGACATCCGCGCTTTTTGAATTTGCGCGGTCAATAGCGTTTCCTGTTGTTCCTGAGAAATATCGATATGGTCAGCCATCAATCTGTTCTCCTGCCTGGTTCTGTATGCGCTCGGCTTCCTGCCGTAACAGTTCGATGATTTCCACACTGCTCAAGTGTTCTTTTTGAGCATGTGCGGCCAGCCGGTCTAAGCGGCTTGAAAAAAGCGTGGCGGCATGGGTTTTTGCTTCCAAACGCGCCTGGTTGATGGCCTGGGTCAACGTATGTTGCTGGGTTTCTTCAAGCAGCCGCTGATGGTATGCCTCACCAATGGTTAACATGGTGTATTCCTCGTTTTTAGGTAATAGAAAGCCCGACGCGGTTAAGCGCCTTAAATTTTCGGGCTGGGATTAACGGGTATAAATTTCGGGTTTAACGCTGGTTAATATCGCCGGTGCGTCGTCAAAGGCGCTGAGTAATTCTTGTAACGCACGAATCAGCGGCGCTCGCCAATGGCAAGTTTCACTTTCGATACGCCAGATCGGTTGATTAAATTCCGTGGCTGTTAGCCCGGCGTGAAAAAATAATGTCCGGCGTTCACCAATTGATAAGCGCTTAATAAAAGCACTGTCGCTGATTTCATGCCTGCGGTATTTGGCAAAGGCTTTACGCAATTCATCCAAAGCACAAATAACCCGTTCGCAAACCTCCTGTTCCATTTCCTCCAGTTGATAAACCGCCATTGCACGGTTTAGCCCAGCATGAAAGCAGACGGTTACCCGATAGCGCTCTGAAAAGTGGTTATAGAAATCACAGGATTGATGCCACCGGCTACCGGCAAAGTGCTTGCCAATCAAGGCCCGCAGATTGGCTGGCATGGTTTGCAGGTGACCAGCGGTAAAAGCGTATTGCTGATTCATGATGCCCTCCTGAGTGAACCGTTAAACGTACCTTTGGGTGGTGCCCAGCGGCGACCATCGGGCCGAATAATGATGCCCGGCTTACCTTTCCCGTGACGGATATCAGCGGGTGTGCGGCTTTCTACCTGGTGATGCCAGAGGAAAGGCGCGATCGATATTGGCTTGTACATGTTTCCTCCTATTAGTAACCGCCCGTATTCAGGCGGTTGCGAATAGGTGCCGGGATGTTCCCGGCACAGATGATTATTTCTGAGATTTCTGGCGTGACGTTAACGGCGTCCAGATAACTGCAATGAGGGCACCGACAAATAGCGCATCACTAACAGCGGAAAGCAGGTAATTAGTAAAGTCCACCGCGACAATCATGAATGCCAGAAGCAGAACCGCAGCCAGCCGCAATTTATTGGCTAGATTATTCATCACAGATAATCTTCAACACGCAGGCCCAAACGGCGGCCGACTTCTTCCAGCACCTTCTGTTCGGCGGGCTCGATCTCGCCGTCTGCTTCCGCAATAGTCAGCATATTGACGAAAACCTCTTCGGCATCTTTTGCAGTGTTCTTCACGTCATCTAATTCACGCAGGATGTTCAGACGGCCTACGCGAAAGCCCGCTTGCAATTGTTCGGTAAAACGGCCAATGACCTGGGTGATTTCATTACCGAAGTGTGCCAATTGTGGATTTGAGCGCAGCAGTTGATCCAACTTGTCACTTTCCTCTTTCTCGATCTCGCCATCAGCAGCCGCGACCAGCAAACAGCCGCCGATAATCGCTTCCATCAGATCGCGGTTTTCGACCTTTTTCAGTTCGACTTTTGCCGCTGCGACTTTCTTACCAAAGCCAAAAAATCCCATTGGTTACATCCTCATTCATGGTTAAAGGGTTTATTGCTTCGCCTTCGGAAAGAAGAAGCAATAAAGCCTCAGTGGCTGCCGGGATGTTTCACCACGCCCGGCGCGTGGTTTCCCTGGTGTTAAGCACACCAAAAGTTATGAGTTTTTATTGCCGATTCTTATGGCTGCTTGATGTAGTGCATAGGTCAGCGCTTCGGCCAGGATGTGTAATTCAATTTCTGGTAAACGGTTATGCCAGTACGTTCTGGCGCGTACGATATCCATCTGGGCATTGATCTGAGCGTTAACGTTGTTGTATAGCTCTTCCAGTAATTCGGATTCCTGCTTTTTTTCTTGATGACTTAACGGAGTAAGCTTTTCCATGGAAACCTCTTCAAATATTGAGAAATTCGATTTAATTGCTGGTAAAGCATTTAGCCTCTTATATGAATCTTTCCCCATGCCTAGAGGTTTGGTTTTCGGTAATTTTTTAGAAGAAGAAAAAGTTTTTACATATGATGAAAAGATGATGATGGACGTTCCATCCAAAGAGAGTGATTTCGTTCTGCAATCACTGCTTTGGTTAATGGACAGCGGTTTCATACAAGCTAAAAGAAGTGACCTTGGTTTAATGCAAGCCGTTCTTACCGTAAAAGGACTGGAAGTGCTCAAGCAAATGCCATCTTCGATTGCTGGAGATGATGCTAAAAAGACTTTGGGTGAACGACTGGTTGATGCCAGCAAAAGTGGCAGTAAAGCAGCGTTAGCCTCGGCATTTAACCAGGCATTGAGTATTGGTGTTAGTGCGTTACTGCGCGCACAAGGCATTTCTGGATAGCTATTCATCTGCATATTCTTCCGTATTCAGATATTCAGCGACGCGCCGATCCCGCTGATGGCATCTACGGTGGAGGCCAGTGCCGGGTTTGACTGGATACGTGTTTGCAGTGACAGGCCAACCAACGACAGATACTTGATGCCGGAGTTAATGCTGCTGATAAATGCATGGCGGCGGCTTTGGCTCATGCGTTCGGTAGACACGCTTTCCGCTGCAATGGCACCCATAGCGGCGGTTGCCTGCAATACATAGGTAGTGATGCGTTCAGCGTTGGCCTCGTTCATGGGAACCGCAGGCATACATTTCAGTTGTGCTAACAGGCCATCTAACAAGGTGGCATCTTCGGTGGCGTCGGTGATTGCCAGCAGTTCTTCACAAGTGAGCTTGTGCGGCTGCTCTGGGTTCAGCTTGTTGCGCAGCATCTGTGGGCGCATGTTTACGGCGCGTGCGACGTCTGCCAGGTTCTGCTGGTTGGCGAACTTGCGGCACGCATCGTCAAAGAGCGGCTGTTTAGCGGTCTGGTAGTCAAACATGGTCAAATTTCTCATCCAATCGATAATAAATTCACAAATTTGAATTAAAGGGCCGGGAGGCGTGAAAGCAAATCGGCTTCTTTCGTCAGGGCGAGAATATTGACCAACACCCGCTCTTTCTTCGCGGTCTTCTCGCGGATCGGCAGTTTTCCCTGGTGAACCCACTCATAACAGGTGCTCATTGGCACCCCGCTCAGGCGTGAAAACTCCTGTAGCGTGATATAGGGCGTTGCCAGAGTGATTGAAAGTGGCTTGTCCATAAGGCATCCTGTTCTGTTAGTTGATGATGATTACCGGATGTTTTCCGTAGGCATATTTGGACTTTAATTCCTAATTATCCTCCGGTCAATATCTCAGAGAGAGAAATATTAGGAATGAACATTAGCGAGACAAGCCAGATCGTTGATAGGCTTTTGAAAGTATACGGTTTTTCTACTATGAAAGAGCTTGGCGAGAAGTTTGGTCTAGGCCATGGAACCGTTAGCACATGGATTAAGCGTGACTACTTTCCCGGTTCTGAAGTCGTGAAATGTTCTCTGGAAACGGGTGTTTCTTTACGCTGGCTCGCAACTGGCGAAGGTGAAATGTTCCCAGAGCTTGAAAAGTCTGAAGAAAGTAGTATTAATAACGCTACTATCTCTTTGAAAAAGATCAGGATTGTTGGCGGCAAATTAACCGATGCTGGAAAGTGGAGCGTTGATAGCACACTTCTTGATGATTCTGTCTCTGAACCTGCCTTCATTGAGAAAGGAAATAATGCCTGGATCGCTGATATGGCCGTAACACAAGTAAGTAATGGTCGCTGGTTATTAGATATTGACGGTGATGTTGATGTGTATGACGTCGCCCGTATCCCCGGCAATCGGCTCCAGGTCTCTGGGAATGCCACCAAATTCGAATGCTCAATAGACGACGTAAAAGGCGTTGCACTGGTGGTTATTACTTTTGAGCGTAATGGGTAGTAATATTGCTAACTATAATTATAGGTGATTAATTGTGTCTATGGGCTATTTTCTGATATTGAACGCAGGGGGGGTTATATCAAAAATGGCGTTTTTTATTATTTCATGATATAGACTTATTTTTTTAATATGGAATTTATGTTTTTTATTACATGAGGTTGTTATGCGATTTGATTTTGAGAATATAGGTTCTGTAAAAAATGGAAGTATTGAACTTGGCGATCTTACTATTTTGTGTGGTGAGAATAATGTCGGTAAAACTTATCTGACTTATGCAATTTATGGCCTCTTGCGTTCTAAGTCGAGTGCGTCTGAAATAGTATTCCCTGATAACATAAATGATTTTTTTGATAAGAAAAAATTAGTAATTAGGTTTGATGAGTTAGTAAGGAAAAATAAAGAGTTATTAGTTGAGATTAGTAATGGTTTTTCGTCTGAATTGGCTGATTTTTTTAACGCAGACAAGAAATTATTTGATGATTCCAAGGTTATTGTCCGTGATGTTGAATTTGATGGTCTTGATGTAGAAGGGCGAGCTATATTTGAGTTTGGCAACTCATCACTGCAATTAAAAAAAGAAAAAGGTAGCAATGAGGCGTTGTTAGTATATGTTAAAAGTGAAGATGATGATGACGATGAATCAGGCGGTGATATAAATTCCTTCCATAAAGACTTTATAAAAAAATTAATTTCACAAGGTGTTGTTGATATTTTGTTGAGAGATGTTTTCTTTGAGCCGTTTGTTATTACTTCTGAAAGAACAGGGGTTTCTTTATTTTATAAAGAATTAGATGTAAATAAAAACGCAATCATGGAAATGCTTTCTATGAAGAAAGATATAAAACCATGGGAAATATTTGATTTAATGAAGTCAAGATATTGCGTACCCATAAAACATAACATAGATGTAATCCGTGATGCTGATAATATTTCAAAAAAACAATCTTTTTTGAGAAAAAACAAAAAGCGTTATAACGACCTATTTTCTCTTTTTGAACAACTTGTTGGTGGAACATTTAGTTCCGATGAACAGCAAGTCATGTATACACCAACAGTATTAAAAGGTAAGAAAAAGGTTACATTGCCTATTTATATGGCATCGTCCTCTATCAAATCATTATATTTGTTTGATCTTTATATTAATAATTTGGCTAAAGAAAATGGGCTCCTTATAATTGATGAGCCCGAGTTGAATCTTCATCCATCAAACCAAAGGAAAATGGCTGGAGTTATAGCGCGTCTGGTAAATGCTGGAGTTAAAGTTATTCTAACAACACACAGTGATTTCTTTGTAAAGGAAATAAATAATAGAATTCTATTGTCAAAAATTCCTTCTAGGAAATTGAATAAATTACTTTCTAATATATCGTTTGTTAAAAGTGATATTTTAGATCCTAATAGAATAAAAGCCTATACGATAAAGGAAGGTCAAATCGAGTCATTGTTGGTCGATGAAGATGGTATAAGTTTTACGCCTTTTGATGAAGAAATAAATGATGCTAATGCACTGGCTGATATTATTTATTATGGGGTTTAATTCAAATGGTTGAGTTGTTTGATAGAATCATAAATCCGAAAGTTAAAAGTGCAGTTTTTGTTGCTAGATATGGAACTCATGCTGTGACTTTTCAAGAAAAGTCAGAAACGAAATTAGAACGTGTAACTATTAGTGGATTAGATCCAGATAACACACTTGCATTCACATTGGATTTCAAAAAACAATCCGGAAAATGTGATGCTTATTATAATCAGCTAAGCAAGTACTTTAATAAGGCGACAAGGTATATAAATAAAGGATGTGATATAGTAATACTTACTAAAATAAAGTCAAAATGGTATCTCATCGTTTCAGATATGAAATCTGAGCGTATCGATCATGATGATGTTTCACAGTTAGAAAATAGTGAGTGTTTTTTGAATTGGGTAATGGAGTTGGCAAAAATGAACTCTGTGAAATTGTGTAATAAAGACTTGTGTAAAAAGAAGCCAGAGGTCGTTAAAGTGATATTTAAAGCGCAGTGTGGAGCAAGGAAAAATGCCACAAGAATTAAAGACCAAAAAAAACCTGAGATAAAAGATGGTATAAAAATTTTCTCATGCGCTCAGAGAGAACATTTTATACATATAAATTCGTTGTTATCAAATTAATTGGAAGTTTTTTTAAATTCTTCTTTAATATAAGAATACATCATTTAGCGGTGTTGTTTTAATGGCAATCAGGAAGTTACCCAGCGGCAAGTGGATTAGCGAAACCTACCCAGAAGGTAGAGCAGGAAAGCGGGTTCGCAAGCAGTTCACCACCCGTGGCGAGGCGGCTGCGTTTGAGCGGTCGCTGAAACTGGCGGGATATTCTATCGATACCAGCCAGGTGGAAGTTGCCGGGCAAACGCTCTCTGAACTGGTGCAACGCTGGTTTGATATGCATGGGCGCTCGTTGTCAGACGGTGAGGCGCGGCTGCGTAAATTGCAGATGCTGTGTGAAAACCTGAATGACCCGATCGCTAGCCTGTTTACCAAAGCTGATTTTGCCGCTTATCGGCAGCAGCGGCTAAGTGGCAAGTTTGGCCGGTTTGATAAGCCGGTGAAAGAATCCACCATCAACCGAGAACATGCCTACCTAAGCGCGGTATTCAACGAGTTGAAACGCCTGGGGGAATGGGAAGGCGGGAACCCACTTGAAGGCGTTCGCCAGTACAAGGAAAGCGAGAATGAATTGGCGTTCCTGTATCACGACGATATCCGCTTGTTGCTGGCAGAGTGCGATGCATCCAATAATCCCGATCTCGGTAACGTTGTGCGCATCTGCCTTGCCACCGGCGCACGGTGGAGCGAAGCTCAAGGGATAAAGCAATCTCAAGTTGTGCCGTATCGCGTGACCTACACCAACACGAAGGGCAAGCGTAACCGCACGGTGCCAATCTCGCAGGCATTATTTCAGCGTTTACCACAGCGGCGCGGTGCACTGTTCAGCCCTTGTTATGACGCCTTTCGCCAGGCACTGAAACGGGCGCGCATTGAGTTACCGGAAGGGCAGTTAACCCACGTTCTACGGCATACTTTTGCCAGCCATTTTATGATGAATGGCGGTAATATACTGGTGCTAAAAGAAATCTTAGGGCATACCTCAATCCAGATGACAATGCGCTACGCACACTTTGCCCCCGATCACCTGGATGCCGCTGTGACCCTGAACCCTTATGACCGCTTGGAAACGATGTGAGATGGAAGAAAAACAGCGTGTTGGCTGGAGTGATGAGGAATTAAAAGCCTCGGTAGCAGCGTATGTATCAATGAAGCAAAAACGGCAGGCTGGGGAAAAGTTTGCCAAGAAAGCGATTTATGATGACCTGGCCGGGCGTTTTGGCCGTACCGCAAAATCCTTTGAATTCCGAATGCAGAATATTTCATCCGTCTATCAGGATATGGGGCGTGATTGGTTACCAGGTTTAACGCCTGCGACTAACGTTGGTACCAAGATATCCCAGCGCATTGAAGTGTTTATTAACGAGCTTGACCCTATCGGCGAACTGACCGATCAGCAGTTTGAAGCCCAGGTTAGCCGGTTATTAACCCAAGGAGTAAAAGCCAAGCCCATGGGGAACGTAGCCCCGGCCCAGAAGGTTCGAGAAGCCACCGTGATTAGTCGCGATCCGCTGGTGAAAGCCTATGTGCTGCAACAGTCGAATGGAGTATGTGAATGTTGTGCTTCCCCGGCACCGTTTCAACTTACTGACGGGCGGCCTTACCTGGAGGTGCATCACCTCAAGCCCTTGGCGGAAGGTGGTTCCGACACGGTAGAAAATGCTGTGGCGCTATGCCCCAATTGCCACCGTGCTTTGCATTATGCCGTGAATAAAGATGTGCTGCGCGAAGGGATGTATCAGGCGCTTTCACGGCTAATTAAGGAATAGCCATCATGTTTAGTTGGTTCAAACCAAAGCAGAATAACCGCGAGCATGTAGCTGATAGGCTTCGTCAAATTGAAACGGTTTTTGCGCCAGAAGGATGGGAGCGACGCGCGGAAATTGCTGTTGGCGGATTGAGTGAAATCGGCTTCTCAAAAGTGACTCATCACCTGTTAGTCGTTTCATCCAATGGTCGCGGGGTTATCGACTGTCAGACAGGGGAGCGTGTAGCCAGAGATTATGAAGAATATGGTTCCTGGTACGACTCGCTGAATATGACTTGCCTTGGCATTGGCCCGCTTGATGATGAGCTGATCTCCATTGCTGGGTTATGCGGTGGTGGATTGCCAGTATGTAACCGCTATGGGGAGAGCCTGGAAGTCGCTGCGCCAGAATGGCCTTATGAAGACGTTTATTTTTGCCCGCCGAATAAGTCAGCGTTTATTAACGGCCATCAAGCTGGGTGCTGCCGTATCTTCCGCGACCAGATTCTCAGCATGGGCTTTTCCTGGAATGGGGAGTTTATGGCGGTTGCAACATCCAGCGATGTCACTGTTTGGCAACGACAATTCCTCTGATTCACGGTGCGTAGATATGCAAAACTCTGGGCGGTGGCTTGATAGCGATACGCCATCTAAAGCTAGTGCCATGCTCAGTGGCGACAGAAACACGACTAATGTTAGCTATCGCCAATAATCGGAAAGACGAAACACTGATATTTCAGTAAGTTATTGATCTGTCTATACCCTTACAGGTTTTTAAAATCCCTCGGCGTTCGCGCTGTGCGGGTTCAAGTCCCGCTCTGGGCACCATGTGCTAACGCCTTGTAAGATAAGAAAATAATTAAAAGAACATGACCGCCACGAGGCGGTTTTTTTGTGCCTATAATTTGGCAAGTGGCAGCAAAATGGCAGCAGAGTGGCGACAGCGCTTTTCAGGTACAAAAAAGCGGCTTTCAATCAGCCGCTACTGTTAATTATGGCTAAAGTAACCAAGGTGAAAAAACCAATGCTATTGCTGGTTTTTTCCTCTATATGCTTCTTTTAGCCATATTTTCTTGCAAAGTCTTCGTCTGAATTACAGAGATATATGATGAACTCAATGAAGGCGATTAATGACGGGATAAACGTCCAGCAAAAAATAAGATACAGGAAGCCTTGACCAATTTTCCCCAGGTAAAACTTATGGACACCCAGTCCTCCTAAGAAAAAGGCCAATAATGCAGCGGCAATACGGCTCTTGGTGCCAGCGATCCCTTGAGTAGCTCCACATTGCGGGCAAGCTTTCGCAGTACTGTGAATTTCCTTACCACACCCCCGACAAAAAACCATGTCAGCCATACTAACTCCTATTAATTTTGGTTTTGTTCTGATTTTTTAAAAAAACGGAAAAATCCTATACACATTCTATTGTGAATGCAAACTTAACTAAGTCATGGCACTCATGTCGATTTGGTAACACGTTCGGATGAACAAAGTTAACGAGCATCCTCTGCTATTAAGCGCGTAACTTGTACCGACGGCCATTAGTTGAAACCCGCGGCCATTGCTGGACGCGGGCTACTTCTCACTATCTGATTACCGAGTGTTTGCGTTGCTTTTATTCTTGCCTGGTTTTCAATGCGGGCACGGTTGCCGTGATGGTATCGCTTTGGTTTTGACAGGCAATAATGGTATCTACTTGATCGGCGCAACTTGCCAGCGCGGCTTCAGTTTCATCCAGCAAACTGTTTAGTTCACCGTTGGTTTGCGGACTGGCCGCTGGGAAGCGGCAGGGCGTTAGCCTGGGACAACCATTCACGGTAAGCACGGCCACCGGTGAAGGCGGGGTGCTGGCGCAGCCGGATAATATCAGCAGGCAAATCAGTATCAGCCCAGCGTTTAAGCGCTTCATTTTCATGTTGTAACCTCATCACCACTTTTTGCCGTTCAGAGAGTGCAGCCTGAGTCTCGGCAGCCATGTCACGCAGTCGTGCCTGTTCAAGGTTGTTGCGTTCAGCCTGTTCGGATAATGTTTTCAGCTGGCTGGATTTTTCATCCAGCGCTGTCTGTTGTAATGACAATGTCTGTGCTTGCTGTTCGGTTAACTGACGGGCGTTGTGCAGCCGCCAGGACTGCACGCCCACTCCTGCGCCAAGCGCCATCATGATGGCCGCGATGATTATCGCGCTTTTCATGCCAGTTTCCCGCCCGCTTGCTGGTACACGGCGACCAACCGCTCGGTGTTATGCTCGCGCTGACCGTAGCCTGCTCCTGGTAGTGAGGCCCAGATATTGTTGCACCGGGTAATGGCACTGGTAAGCCGACCTTGCGTGATGTCGTCCAATGCGCGTTGTTCCCGAATCAGCTGGATGGCCAATGTATCCTGTGAGTCGGGACCGAAATCCGGCAGTGCGAGCTGTGTTTTGTAGGCAGGCCAATAGCGATAAAGCTGCTGATAACGTCCGGCAGCGGTGGAGCGCTGTCCCTGTTTGTTGAAGATTTTTCCTGGGCGGCCATTGGCGAATGGATGGTCGTGGTAGTCGGTGAAGATCTCCGGTTTGCCGTCAATCCCGGTCACAATCACATCGTAGCCACGATTACGGGTGAGCGGGTGTGTCGCGGTTCCTTCGGAAAAGGCTAACATGTCCAAAAATGCAATGAGATTCGGGTTATTGAGCATCGTTATGTTTCTCCGGTGTGTTTTTTTTCCCCAGTTGGCGAACACGGCGTTGAATAAGCAGTTCAATCGTCTGGTAGCCAGCGATGCCCAGTGCGGCACCGATGCCGTTGATAGCGACGGGGGATAGGTCGGGGAACTGCACCAGAGCGATGCCCGCCATCATTGAGACAAAACCTCCCAGCATCACGCGACCAATAAATAACCGCAGTGTGATGGGCTCACTGCTCGCCAGCACTTTGCCGACGGCAATGAGTGTGCCGATGATAAATAGAGAGACGATGCTTTTATCTGTTTCATTCAT